CAATCTTTGAAACTATCTGACCAACCCAAGTTGTAAGCTTATTCCAGATGTCACTGAAGAACGTCGCCACCTTGCCAACCACTTGGCCAGCCCATTCAGTAAACTTGTTCCAGATGTCACTTAACCAAGTAGTGAACTTAGTCCATACATCGCTTACCCATGTAGAGAAGCTATCCCAAATATCACTAAAGAATCCAGAGACTGCTTCCCATATCTGACTGAAGAAACCTGAAACAGCTTCCCAGATTTGACCAAACCATTCAGATATTTTATTCCATATATCTCCAAGCCATGTAGTGAACTTAGTCCAGATGTCACTTATCCAAGTTGAGAACTTTTCCCATAAGTCACTAAAGAATGTAGAGACTGTAGTCCATATATCAGTTACAATCTTAACTACAAGGTCTTTAATGAAGGAGAAGATTTCAGACAAGGTTTCCCAAATCTGAGTAGCAACCGTTACAACGGCGGTCTTAATGTCATTCCATACAGTAGTGATACCAAGCCATATATCAGACATTACTTGACCGATAAAACTGAACAGATTATTGAATGCATCAATCAATGGGGCAAAGATGTCTGATGCCCATTCAACAATGCCATTCCACAAGTCTGAGAAGAATGTTGAGACTGTATCCCAGATTCCGCCAAAGAACTCACCAATCTTTGTAAACAAGTTACTAAACCAACCAGATACACTTGACCAGATATTCTTGAAGAAATCACCAATCTTTGTAAACAAGTTACTAAACCAACCAGATACACTTGACCAGATATTCTTGAAGAAATCACCAATGCTAGTTAATACGTTGCTAAACCATGTTTTGAGGTTGGTCCAAGCATCTGCTAACCAGCGTCCAACATTTCCGAAGAACTCACCAATCGCACTACCAACATTTGCAAAGAATGTGCCAATAGCACTAAATACTTCTCCGAACCATTTTCCCACACCCTTGAACCAATCAACTATTGCATCCCAGTTATCAACTATCAGGTCTACTATCCAACCTACAAGTAAACCAATAGCAGCACCGATAGCAGCGCCAGCAGGGCCTCCGACAATCATACCAATACCTGCACCAATCAATGGTCCAAGGCTCATTGCTATGCCACCAGCATCCCAATTACCGTTTGTAAAGCCATCTATAAAGAGGTCAACTACATGACCTACAAGAGCACCAATTGCACCACCGATAAGAGCACCTAATGGACCACCAATCAAGAAACCAATACCAGCACCAAGACCAATACCTATCGGTAAACCTATACCAGTCCAATCTCCTGTTTCAAGACCCTTAGCAATCTTATCAATTATCCAGCCTACAAGGGCACCAATTGCTGCTCCTATGACAGCACCGAGGGGCCCCCCTGCAACCCATCCAATAGCAGCCCCAAGTACTGTTGCAATAGGCAAGGCAACAGTTCCTACATCAGTAAGTCCTAAAGCTTTTGCAACCTCAGGCCAGAACCAACCAGCTATTGCGCCTACGATAGCGCCAATCTTTGCTCCTAAAGGACCTCCGATTAAGCCACCAAGAGCTGCACCAAGTAAAGCACCAATACCAGCACTTAGTAGTTTCTCCTTGCCACCTAATGCATCAAGAAGGTTATCTACAAAGTCAGTAGCGAAACCATCAAAGCTCGGAACCTCCGGAACAAGAGCTTCACCGAAGCCTCCAAAGTCAGGGAGTTCAAAGTCTCCCCAATCAGTTGCTCCAGAATCAGTACCTTCATCAGGTTGGTTAAGCTTAAAGACTTCATCAAAGGAAAGCAATCCTTTAGCAGCCTTTGTAGCTTTACCTGTCTTATCTGCTAGGCTATCCATCGCATCGCCAGTACCAGAGAGTTTCTGATTAAACTTGTCTAAGTCAGCCGCACGTTCTTTCTGGCTAGGAAGAAGCAATTTATCAGGGTCAACACCATTGAACTGAGTAAGCTTCTTAAAGAAACCATTGACGGCATCACCCAGTTTATTGAATCCGCCACTCAGACCAACAACAACCCCTACAAGACCAATCATCAAAGCCCAGAAAGGATGAGCAACTACAAAGGTTAGAGCTTTAGAAAGTCCGAGGACAGCTTTTGAAATCAAGTTTACAACACCTGCTACCACAGCAGAAGCAACGGCTTGAATCTTAAATATAATCCACATAGCTGCACAGGCAGCAAGTGCCATAGTCAAGAATCTAACTGCTTTTTCATTACTTAGAATAGCCTGAGTAATTCGAGCAGTCACATCAAGCACCGCAGTAACTACAGGAGCAAACGCATTAAATACTCGGATAACAGCTTCAAGTACTATCTTAAATACTTTGAAAGCATTAGCCAAGTTAATCTTTACAACAGTCCATAGATTCATCAAGTTAGCAATGAACATTCTAATAGTTGCTTGCATCTCAGGTGGGATAAGTCTTTCAAACAATCCACCAAGACCTTGAGTATCTACAATCATTCTTAGTTCTGTAACGAACTCAACGAAAGGAACAAGTAAAGCTTTTATTCTATTAAAGAGAGGTTGAATCGCCTCCGAGCTAATCATCAAGAGGTTATCTTTTAGATTAGCAAATAATCCTTGCATTGTTAAGTTTGAAACTTGAGCAACACCACCGAAACGTTCGTTGATGCCATCTACAAGAGCATTGATAGCCACGCTTGCAGGTACCGCATTCTTAGCAAGATTCTTAAGTTGGTCTTGTGTCAAACCTAACTTTTCTTGTAGAATCTCATAAGCAGGAATACCAGCTTCAGTAAGCTGTCTCATCTCTTCGTTATATAGACGTCCTTTAGTATTTATCTGACCAAGTGCTCTTGAAACAGATTCAATTGTTTGAGCACTACCAGTCATAGTGGACGCTGATAAAACGCCCTGCATTACATACATGACGTTCTTATATTCAATTCCATATGCAAGAAGGCGCTTCGCTGCCTTCTCAGCTTCAGTGAAGCCAAAAGGTGTAACGGCAGCGAAGTCCTTCAATACATTGATAAACTCTGTAGCAAGTTCAGTATTTCCGAACAAGTTAGAGTATGCTATTTGAGCATATTCAAGACTGCTTGCAAACTCCCATGTAGCACTGGTAGCATCTTTGATTGCACGCATGCCCTGATAGAATGCTTGTGAAATTAAGATACCTTGAACAATTCTCTTAACATCAGTAAAGACGGTGTAAGCCTTCTTAGCTGGGTCTGCCATACCAGAGTTGATTGTACCATTCATAGTACGAGCAAACTGATTCATCATCCCGGAAGCTGACTGTAAGTTTGATGCAAAGTTTTGAATATTCAAATTAAGTCTTGCAGTTAAATCAGCGAAACTAGCCAAGCTAACACCTCCTTTACCAATTAGGGATTTGGTCAATATATCCCGTAGTTACTTGCTGTTTTTTCATGGCCTTCTGCATAGCTTTTGCATCTCTGCTAGAAGAGCCTCCATTCATTTGCTGTTGTACATCTTGATGCACATCCAGCTGCGACTTAAACTTGCGAGGAGTCATATTCCATATCTCCTCTTCGGTGTAATGTAACCAAACTCTCCCGACATATAAAATGTAGGGCCAATCCCACGCATCTCTTTCAACGAATGGATTGGCCCCTACACTATTATCGGGATTTAAGCGTTTGGGTCCTGTTCACCATTCGGTACGGTCTCCTCTGCTTCTTTCGGCGTTAAGTCCTGCTCAAGCGCCAAGTTCAAGGAACCTACTAATTCCTGCATATAAGCTACATCGATAAGATTGCCGACTTCCTGTTCTGTCAGGTCAGGTGTTTCATGCAGAAAACCTGCCCAAAGGATACAGCGCAAGGCTTTCATACTGTTCTCTTTCTCCAGCTTATCAAAAGCATTTTGAACAGAACCGTATCTATCCTCCAGCTCAGCCAAAGCATTCAGCGTAAACCTTACGGTACGCTGAACGCCGTCACTGAGGGCAATCTTAATTGTCTTACTCTTCACATCAGCTACATTAGACATTAAGATTTCCTCCTTCTAACGATTTTTAAGATTGAATGAACTCACCGGACACAAGCTTGTGACCAAGGTAGCTAACAACTTTGTTCTGACTATCAAGCTCATAAAGCAAGTAGCCGTCACCGTCTGCACCCTGATTAACAGTAGCACTGTTGCCGGTCATGTTTGTAGTTCCTGAAATAATGTCTCCCTTATTAGGAGCAGCCGGAACTGTCTCCATAGGTGAAACAAACTTGTATGCAAATCTATTGCCACTTCCTAAAGTAGGAGCTGTAATAGTAATTGCAATTGAAGATTCGCCACCTACAAAGGTAGCTGTGATTGCTGTAGGCGCTTCAGGTGGAGCGGCCTCAATGTTTACTTCCGTAAACTTAAGAGTGAGCGCGCCCTGCAGAGAGCCCCTAGTCAAAGTCTGAGAAACTGATACAACCTCACCAACGTCTTCACCGTTGATAAGCGCATGCTTCACAGTACCAGAAGAATCAACCTGCAATGTTAAAACATTAGCCATTGTTTAATCCTCCTTTCTTAGGACGGGAACTTAACTGCGTCAAACCAGGTGTCCATCGCCGCTTGGCTGGCATCCGGGTTATCAGAGTCAAGTTCGTACTTCCAAAGTCTCTTAGATTTGGAACCGATAGTGGTAGGGTTACTCAACTTAACAAACTGACCGGAAATCGTGTCAGACTGGAAGTTGATGCTGTCTGCCTTAGTTTCGCTGTTATCTTCAGGGTCCGCAAAACGGCCTTTGTAAAGCCATACATAACGGTACTTACCATTGGACTTCAGCGTACGGAAGGAGATAGCTACAAACGGTGGAGTATCGTCGTCTGCGTAAGCAACACCGCCGTTGGCATCAATCGTGTGGCCAAGCAAGTCAGCTTTGTTCTCAGTGGTAAGCGAGTTCTTCTGAATCTCAACATCGATATTACCAAGAGTAGAAGCCGTATCACCAGGGCCATCATCGAAGAAAGCAGTGGCAAGTGAAGCATTAGGATTGATGTTTACGTGCATTACACCAGGTGCAGCTTTGATAGCAGCGTAAACAGGCGGGGTTGTTGCAGTATCTTCAGTGGTCATCAAAGCATAATGAAGATTATCGCAACCTATTCTCATAGCCATAGTTTTTTCCTCCTATTCAATATTAGTCGTGATTCCTATATTGAAACAGTAATACGCTCGATTGTTCTCATCAGTCTTGTATCTAAACGGTGGCTGTCGTAGGTATAATTGCCCCCACCGAGATTCGGTAAGGTCTATCCTACCAGTCTCGTCTTGATTGTCTACAAAGACTTTGAAAATCTCTAACGCTTTCTGTCTCGCAAGGTCTGCATCTTTGTTTCTTGTAGATACCTGAACCGACCGATGCGCTGTCGGGTCAACTGGAATCATAGGGTCTCCCTTATACTCAATAAGAGCAATCAGTGTATCAGGTTCTTCGGGAATGAAGTCACGAAATGCATCAACACCGTCTCCTATAACAACGTTTTTAGTGGTTAAGAATGTAATGATGTCAAGCAATAATGGCTGTCCCATAAGTACCCTCCTTTCTAATCACTCATTGAAGCTAAAGATTCTTGTGCATACTTGAATACTGTTCGTTTGAACTTGCTCGCTGCGTATTCTCGTACCGGGTCTTCCAAAAACTTAGCCTTACCATTCAAATGCATTGCAGTCATATCTTCATGAACAGCAAGCATATAAGAAGAAGCAGGTCGGCCAGTCTTAGGATTTATTGGGTCTCCATTTCCTCCATAGCCTATGATTGCTTCATAAGCCCAAGTGGAAAGAGCTGTGTCACTTCTTCGTGATACCTCGTAGTAAGCACTCATCAGTAACGTGTAAGTTTCCTTTGGTACCTGTGCCATACTCTCGCCAAGAATCTCTTGGCAAGCTGCTTCAGTGGCTTTCTTTGTTCCTCTGAAAACATTCTGTATAGCAATTTGACAAGTTGCATCAAACTTTTGTAGCTCATTCTTAGGAAAGTTGAAGTCTATAGTCGCTCTCATTATAGATACACCAACTTTATATCTGGCTGGCCATTCCTGTAATAATATCCGATAGCTTTGACCTCAGTCTCTCTACCTTCAAAAACTACATTGTCCAACTCATCAATTTCTGTGGGTCCATCTACATACAGAATCTTATTCGAAACAACTTCTTTACCTTCCTTATTTGTAACTACTTGCACCTTACCTTCAGCATAACAGTCCATATTGATTGGGTCACCAAGCACTTTTGCACCGGTTCCTGAACGCTTAATGTAAGGCTTTCGTACTGCAGTAAGATTCATCCAAGACTTTAAGCTACTATACAAGATTGTCACCCCGCTTTCCAGCCCTTAAAGGCCATGGCGGATTGTTCTGCATACCCTTTCTAAAAACTTTAGGATAAGCATACTTAGGCAACGATATTCCTGCGCTAGCTAACAAGCCTTCATAATGCTTAGCTTGCTGTTGAAAATATTCCAGCCGTTTTGTAGGGTCTTCGGATTGAGGTCCAAGGGTTCTTTTTATGTCTCTTGCAAAGATTGTAGCTACATGCGTAAAGACATAGTATCTGAGAACATTTGCATTAGCACCGTATTCGTCGATAAGATATTGGATTTCCTCGTCCTGCAGAATCGGTTCGTTCTTATTTGTATCACCTACAAGAAAACGTATCTCATCTATAGGACTATCCTTTGGATTTCCAGAGTAACTCCAAGACATCTTATCACCTCCTACTTATTGTTCTCAGTCACCTTTGCTTTCGCTGTAGCTTTAGCAACCGGAGTAGCCTCTTTGGCTTTTTCCTCAGCTTCTGCTTTGGCTTTTTCCTCAGCTTCTGCTTTGGCTTTTTCCTCAGCTTCTGCTTTGGC